TAGAATTCACCATACACTGTACCGGTAGCATCTGATTCAATTACATTTGTTGAATTTGTAATATCAGTAGCAGTCAAGTCAGGATGACGTACTGCATCTGCATTTGGCTCAGGATCAACAGGAGTATCTGTATGACGAACAAAATCTGCTTCTAAAATTGGTTTAACAAAATCAGATACATTAATGTCTTCAAAGAATGAATAGAATCTTGTATTTGGTTTCAAACGTGTAGCTTTAAATTTAACTCTACGTGAACGAACAAATGGTACCATTCTAACATCAATTACTCTTTCACCAAATGATGATTGAATTGTATCAGGAGCAACAGATGTTCTTAATCCAGATCTAGCATTAATTGCTTGTTGTGCTGTAATAATTTCTTGGAATAATCTATTGCCGTGTTGTTGAGTACCAGAAACAGAAGTAACAACTTCTCTACCAGTCCATTGTGTTTGCCATTCATTCCAAACTGTACCTGTTACACCAGCAGCATCTGCAAGTGTATTTACAACATCAAATAAACCTTGATTATCTACAATAAGATCAGGTCTTGTTTCTGTATCTTTCCATTCATCTTGTGATGGAGTAAGATCGATATCACCAACCCATTGGAATACATCATATGGATTTACATTCTCAACACCAGATGCATAAGGTTGATCGATTAAAGCACTATGAGTATATGGTAATGAAAGAACATCACCAGTTTTAACAAATCCAGTTGAAGTGCCAGTATCTAAACTTAGTCTAACATTACCTTCATAAAACTGTGGTCTTGCTTCACCAGCTTCAGCATCAATTGAGATGTGATAATCTGGATCAGAAGGATTACCAACATTATGACCATAGAAAGGATCAACTACGAAACCATTCTTAAATCTATCAACATTATTTGAATCTAAGATTTGTAAGTCAGCTGTTTCTTTTTCAAGTAATGAAAGTGAAGTATAATATTCTAAGTTATTAATTCTCTTTTCAAGTCTACCGATATCACGCATTGTATAACGTTTGTTATCAATAAATTCTGGTGTGACATCTGTTGTACTAAATGTATAAGCACCAAGAGATAGATTGTAAATAACCATACCTTCATCAGGATCAGAAGGTTTAGAAGGATTAGCTGCTGCTACACCTTCAATAACTTTGAAATTACCTTTTGGATCGACATAAATTTTATCAATACGTGGGAGATAATATCTGAAATCCATTAACATATTAGATGCGATTTTCGGAATCTCAACACGTGATGCACCTGATTGATTAGCACCACCAGCATTTACAAATGAAGTACCATCATCTCTTACTCTTGGTCTAAAGTCTAATACATCTCTTAATTGAATAATATCACCATTTAAATTATATGTTGATATATCTGCATAATCTACTTGACCATTATATGAATCAACTGAGAAATAATCACCAGCACCATGTGAGAAATAATCAAATACAACTTTGATTTGACCAAGTGGAGCTGCAAATCCAGCTTTTAATTTAATACGACCAATATCATAGAAGTTATCACGTTGACCGTTATCTAATTCATATCTTTCTGTAATATCTAAATCAGATGTAGTAGCTGCTGTATTTGTATCTTCAGAATCATAAACACCAACCAAGCGATAAATATCAGCTTTAACTAAAGAATCAAATCCGTTTGTTGTAGTATTTGGATTTGAGATATCTGTTTCATGATTAGTGTTTAATGTTTTCTGTTTTTCTTGATTTACTCGTTTTACTAATGTAGCAATAATATTAATACTTTCACCAGTCAATCCAGCACCTGTTAAGTCAATATTTAAGTTAACATTATTTGTACCTGATATAGAAAGTCTAGCTGCGCCACCACTACCGTCAGTTTGTGACATATCATATATGTTTCCAGCATCATCTGATACTGTATAATCGATTGCAGAATATGGAGCTTGGAAAGATTCTTCTGTTCCACATGTAATTGTTGCTGTACCTGATGATAATGTAGTTTCATATACACGACGTATTGTCATTGTAGTATCGATTGAATCATCAGAAGCACGAATAGTTTCTACTACTGAATATGGTAATTCGAATAATAAGTTATTTGTGCTAGTACTAAATAATTGTGCATTAGAACTACCATCTAAAACTGTTGTAGATGTAAAATCACCAGAAGCATAATTACTTAAACGAATACCTTCAACATCAGCAAAAGTATTTGGTGATGTCATTTGAATATCAAATAGATATAACTTGTATTGTTCTGTACCAGATCCTACAGTTCCGCTGTGATGTTCGAATGCTCTTGCTCTTGCAGTACCAATACTGCTTGATGCATCTCTTAAATCTAATAATTCGAAATCACTTACATTTGGAAAATTAACAACATTATCAATAAGAGTATAATTACCAAGAGTAAATGGAATTACAGAATTAATTACTTGTTCTGTTTCACGAGCTTTATTTACATCAACAAATGTTGTTGCTAATGTTTCAATCTCATATCCACGAACGTATGCTTTACCTGGTTCAAATCCAACTGCGAGTTTAGATTCTTGTCCATCAGGCGCATCGTAAATACCTCTGTTATTTCCATCTTTAAGATGTTCACGTACATCAATATTAAATGGACGAACGGTATAATTACCTGATTCATCATAAGTACGTCTTGCAAGTGTATCTTCAAGTACTGCGTAATCTGTTGAACGTACATGTTTTGTAATTCTTCCTGATTCAATACGAAGTAATTCGATGAAGTTATCATCATCGGTATCAGTTAAACCTTTTGAATCAAGTGTTAATGTAATCTTATAACGATGAGCACCTGGAGCTGCATAGTTAGGTGCGCCATTTGCATTATCATTTAATGTAGCATCAGAAGTAGAATCAATAGTTTCTTCTGAAATAGTTAAACCAACTCTTGCACTTGGTGCAGTTGTATATTTAGATAATACTAATGTTTGTGATGTAACATAAGCAAATACACCTGAAACATAATAAACACCAGCTTGAATATTAGCTGCTGAACCAAATCCAACCGGAGTTTCAGTAGAAGCTTGAATTGTTGCTTGTCTATTTGGAGTGCCATCAGATGTAATATCTTCGGCAGCAGCAAATGTTTTAGTTGTCTTATCTGTACCAGAATCAATATACTTAACAAATAAAGTAATAGGATCACCGCTTGTTGTACGAGCAACTGTTCCTACACATTTTGCTCTAACACCAGTTGTATTACCAACAAGAGTTGTACCTAAAAATTCTTCTCTATATGTTTCAACATCTGTTGAATTCCAGCTATCTTCGACTTTAACAAAACCATATTCTTGGTCAACTGCTGTTTGACCTGGAATAATCATAGCACCATCTTCAAATACATGATCACCAAAAGAACTAATTTGATTTTGAAGAGTAGTTTGTAATTGAGTTAATTCTCTTGCTTGAACTGCAACAGAAGGTCTAAATAAAATACGATAGTATTTTTGTTGAGGTGTTAAACCATCTGAACCTGCTTGTTCAAAATCATCAAAGTATGGGTCATTATTGAAGTTAATAGCCATGTTTTATCTCTAAAATTCTAATACTAATTTAACGTCTTCAATCTGATCAGCAGCTCTTGTAACAGCAGCTCTATTTTCGATATAAAGAACTTCACCTGAAAACTTTTCAACTTCAGGATCTACTAAACTATCTATAGTAGCAGATACCGAGCCGGCAGAAATTGTTTCGCCAGATTGAAATGCTTCGAATCCAGTATCTGATTCTTGGTGATAACGAATTGTACCTGTATCAGTATCGATTGAATCAATATATGCAACAGCACCAGAAGTTCCGCCAGTAATTGTACCATCTACTGTAAATGAACCACCTGAAATACCAGTATAAGTTAATTGATCTGTAGCAATAAGTGTAGTTGCTGTTGCTGTAGTAGTTGTACCATAATTAACAGGATTCAAAACCATACCAAGTTGACGATAATCATTATCAACTGGGAAATCTCCTGAACCATCTTCACCGTCTAATTGAACATTAATCATTGTGAAGAAACCACCAAGCTCATTTACAGGATCTGATCCATGACCACCAGGTGGAGAAATAACTACACGTGCTGCAGCATCTGAACCACCGCCACCAGTAAATGTAACAACTGCTTGATTATAACCTGAACCGATTGTATTAATTTCGATCTCTGTTACTGCACCAGCAGAAACTGTTGCTGTAGCTGTAGCACCATTACCATCACCATCAATCGTTACTGTAGGAGCTGATGTATAACCAGTACCACCATTTGTAATACGAATACGATGAATAGCACCATCTACTGCATTATCTTGTACGTCCCATTGTAATGAACCATCATCTGATTCAAGAGTTGTAATAGGAATAAATGTATTTGTTAAGAATCTTGAAGTTTGAATACCTGTAAGAGTGTACATATATTTCCAAATGTAACCGTCGGCAGTTTCGGCATTTGCATAAGTAGTTGTACCTTCAGGTTTTACAACAGAAGCACCTGATCCAGCTTGTAAACATTTATATACATTAAACGCATCAGTAATTACGTAATATTGTTTTGTAGTTAATGCTGAATCTTGGTCATCATACTCTGCGTATGTTGTACCAGAAGTCCAGTTATATCTTGTAACTGCTGATGTCACATCTGATCCTGCAACTTTTTTCATTGCAACCATCTTTTGCTGTGCACCGTATTGATCATTTTCAGAATCAACTGGTGTTGCAATTGCTGTATCAGATGAAGGCCATTCTTGAGACCTTCCAATAAAGAAATACATCGAGTCGCTAGATACGCTACTGATGAAGTTATTTGCGTTATTAATACGCATTCTTTGGGTAATAATTGCTGCCATTTTAAAATATCACTCCGTTTATATTCTAGTATTATTTATACGTTATGGGCCAGTGGTTGTAATGTTAATTTCACTATCAATTGATTTATTTAACTTACCGCCGGCGATTGCTTCAGAGATTACATAATCTCCGTAATCTGAATTTGGTTGTTCAGATTGGAATTTAAATTGATCTATATGTTGCCATGTAGGACCAACTGGGTACAATGGTTGAGAAAGAATCTCGAAATTTAATTCAATTGTACTAAAGATTGTTATTGGTACATTTACAACAGGACCAATAACTGGTGTTGGAATATCAAGTGCTGCTTGTCTTCCAGGTTGTGTAGTTGACATAACCTTCGAAGCATTTGAAAAGATTGTTACTTGTCCAAAGAAAGCAAAACCTGCAGGATGTAATAATCTTTTTACTACATCTCTCCAATAATCAATTGTTTGACCCGTTTTAATTACATATGAAAATGATTGGTAATATTTAGAATCTTGAATATATTTCTTAACTGATAATTTACCATCATCATTTGTCCAACGACTATTTGCTGCATCCCATTTACCATCTGAAGGTTTAAGAATATCTACTCTTGGAAAAAATAATTCTACTTCATCTGTAAAAGCAAGATTAAACAATGCTTGATAAGATGGAATCGAACCTTTTGACAAATAGATGTCTACAACATTCTTATATAATTTTCTACGATCTGATTGAATATTTTCTGGAATACTTACTGCAATTTCTCTTTGTAAATATTCTAAGAAATCGTCAGATGCTTTATCTAAATCACGATATTCCATAAGTGTATTTAAAATGTGAGCAGGATTATCGTCTTGCTCTAACCATTGGAAATACGCATCAAGGAATGCTACTATTTCAGGTTTTTCTGAAATAATATATTCAGGTAATATATCGTATAGTTCGTGAGATGCTTGCATTATCCTTCGTGTCTCGGTACTGTTTCATAACCGATACCAGCAACTGTACCACCAGTAGCAATCGTATCGATTTGTGGTGTTACTGTTACATTATTCATATCGATTTGTAATAATTGATTACGTTTAGGTGCAATATCATTTGAATTTGGTGAAGCAGTAATTTCTATATATGAACCACTATATGCTTCAGGATTAAATGAATTCAATACGAATAAACCATTATTTGGCTCAATATAACCAGCATCTAAAACTGTTATAATCTTTTGATTGTTTACAACTCTATAAATTCTAAGTTTATGATTTATAACACCATCATCATTATAATCTTCAATATAATGTGTTTGTCCATTTAATGTAAATGACGTAGAAGAAATAATTTCTTCATTTGATCGTGTTGTATACATCGGTGAAGAAAATTCTAATTCATATTTTTGTGCTGTACCAATTGTAGGTACAAAACGTTTCTGCATATATACGCGTACTGTTGAGTTAAGAATTGATGGATCTGAATTATCAATTTGTGATAATAATTGTGATTGTCTAAATACACCATCAAACTTTTGTAATACAGTGTTATTATAGCTAGACACAACATCAATAACTTTTTGTTTCAATTCACCAGAAGTTAATGATGTTAAATTAGGATCATACTTAAAGAACACTTGTAATGTAATATACGTATAAGATGGATCAACCATTTCAGGTGTAATTGATACAAGATTCTTTGTCTTTAGAATATTATCAACGATAAATTGTTTTTGTACATCTGTTAATGTCTCAGCAGATTTAGGTTTTACTGAGATATAAACTTTACCATACTCAGGTGGTTCATTTTCTTCACCACCCCAAACAGCTACTGTCTCCGCATCTGAATAGTTGTTCTTAATAATTGTTGCATAATCGTCAGCAGTAACAACTCGGTTTTGAGATAAGAATGATAACGGAGCATTGAATCGAACAGAATCAATATCTTCTCTTACTGCACCACCACCAGATTTTGAAACAAGTGAGATAGTAACATTA